GTATGTTGATCAAGCCCTTGCTTCACAGAGTGTCACCTCATAGTGTGCGCAAATATTGTATCCACTCTTCTATCTGCAAAACATGCTCGCTCACTTTTTTGTATTCCGATAATGCAGCTATCAAATCATTTCTAACGTGCCAAGGTTTTTCTTCCATTTCTGTTTTCCATTCGATCACTTCACCCTTACTCTTTCGTAAATCACTTAATTTTCCTGCTTTATCTTTCGACGACCAATATATTATCATTTGAAACCACCATCGCATGTCTGTTAAATGAAAATTTGAGACTAAAGTTATATATAAGTGTCCCGATAAATCCAATCCCATATTTTTCAAAATATCTGGCACTTTATGGACGTTAGGACTATTTAACCGTAACATTGAGGAATCTGTCCGCAAACCTAAGAATCGACATAAAGAAATATCCGGAATCGGCGGATCTGGCACTGGCTCCGCAATTGCCACCATAAAATTCATCGCCCAACTTGGATCATAACTTAATCCTTTCTTGAAAACATCAGGATATCGCCATATTAGAAACAACACTGCCCCATTACCATCTAATACTCTCGTTCTCTCGGTTGAAAACTTTAACATCGCACTATTACGATCATAGGTGAAATCATCATAATCAACTAAAACTCTTCGTCCTACCCATAAAGTTGCGATTTCACTTGTGGAGATTATTCGTGATATAGCATTCATCGCACCTTGATTTCTCCTATTTGTCAAATAAAACAAATCGGCACGTGGCGTACCTTCTGAATATAAGCCATCATATGGTATTATATGTAAAAACTCATACATTCTCTTTTTCAATACACGCCCTTTATCACGACCATGACAATTCTCAACTAAAGTAACCGCTTGCTTAACTTCAATACGACGAATCCACGGTTCCCGCAAATGTATCCGTTCAACATGAATAAATCCTTTCAATTTAATGAAATTTCGTAACTCATACATATCTCTGGGCGCGCCCGGTTGCGCAAATAGATATGAGCTATAACATAAATATCTTTCACAAAACTGTGGTATTCTATGCTTAATTAATGCATATGCAAACACTGAAGATAAATCACGTGCAATCTCTTCTCCCAATCTATCCTCATTCATTCTTTGCTTCTCCCATTCAGAATCATCCAAACCACCACGATCACAACTGACATCCCAAATTAAACATCTCTCTACATTGTTCCCTTTACAATGACGTAATAATTGCTCTTTCGAAGTCACAATTTCTCTAAATGTGTAAACATTTGGCAAACTCACGTTCGGTGTTATTGGATCAAAACAGTACCAAACAATCCTATTAAACCTAGTAGGCGATCGTTTCTTAAAACTTAACATCGTCCTTAAATCACCGCTTCCAATATAAAAAACTTCATCCGCACTATATATATAGAAATCTAACATTGAAACCAATTTTTCATCGGTCGCACCATCAATTGTATAGTCAATAACATAATTGTTATCATAATGAGGTGGCTTCTCCGGTAATCCATAACATATATGTTGCTTTGGATCTGATACATTTAAAGATTCTGCTTCACATCCATTTAAATATGTTGCTGACATTAACGCATATTGACGTAAGATATTCCCGAACCTTTGTCTTAATTTAATTCTCTTATGTCCCAACTCTGTTTCGAACACTTTTGAATTCCCACTCTGAACAGTTTCCGATGTTATCATAATATCTGCATTCACAATCGCATCCGATAACTTAATTTTCCGTTTACTACTAATCAGAATAAAGTTATGCCCCCTCATTTGACGGTAGCTCAGCCATTGTATTACACCATATGCGTAAACATCCGTCGCGTATTTACCATTAGCTAGCCATAAGTCATTAAGAGTTTCGGTTCCATTCAACTTCCATACTGGTAAGAAAACATCTGAGAGCAAATGTTCCAGATCTTGAGTAACATACAACACTGCGCGCGGCTCCGGCATGATTTTAC